AATGCTATAAATATTAATAATGGTATAAATGGTAATGGATCTATATTTAACGGTGGTAATTATTTAGGAGTAGGTTATAATATGACACCTACAGCATACTCATCATTATATTCAACTCCTTCATCGATGAATGCAAATGGTAGCGCCATATTAATAGGGCAAAATAATCTAATAATTAGCTCATCAGCTTCATCAATCATACTTGATAATACACACGGAATTACTCTTCAATCTCCATCAATCCAATTTAATACACCCATTATAAATATTAAATCGTCTATATTATCAGGTAATGTTATTTCAGATCTACATATTACAACAAATAGTACAAGTACAAGTACATTATATTCTTCTTTATCTAATGGTGTTTATTTTTTATATATAACTGGTAAGAATTCAATCCCTCTTAACCCCCCCACATTAACCGGTACTTATATAATAGACATATTTAATAATTCAATATCATCATTAATATCACTACCAACAGGATATACTATTAATCTAAATACTAATAATTTATCGATAACGGCTCATACTAATGGTACTATAGACTGTAATCTAATTAGATATATTTAATTTATAATATAATATAATGAATAATTCAAATTTAACCTTTTTAGGTAATCTATATGTTGATAAAAATATTGATATAAAAACTAATAATAATTATCTTGTAAATTCAATACCAATATTAACACCAATTGCTTTAGGAAATAATATTATTAATTCATCCTTAACAAGTGTAGGAGCAGTATCATCATTAAATATATCAGGACAAAGTATAGTGGGAAATTTAACAGCTTCTAATATTTCATTAACTAATTTAATAGCAAATAACATTAGTAGTATTATAGTAAATTCAGCTACTTTACCTTTATTAACAGCAAATGGTAATATAAATAATTTATTTAATACCAATGCAACAAGTTCAAATTTATATTCAAATAATAGTAATATTACTAATTTTATTGGGAACATTAATAGTAGTTTAAATACAGATAGTTTATATTTAAACTCAGCTACTATTCCAAATAACAACTTTTATAATTATAATAGTAATAATTTCACAAGCCCTAATCTATCAATAACTAACCAAATTAATATAACAAGTTGTACTCTACCTAATCTATATATACCAAATAGTACAACACTTGTAAATTACAATACTAGCTCATTACCAAATATTACCATTAATAGTGGTACTATAGCTAGCATCTATTCAAATACTGGTACAACAAATAATTTAGTACTAAATAATTCATCTTATTCTAATTTAACATTTAATAATAATACAAGATTTAATAATTTAATTATTGCAAATTCTACTATTGGTAATATATATACATCTTCTATAAATAATACCAATTTAATAAATAATAATCTTACTATTAATAATATTTTAAACTCTCAAAATGGATCATTCGCTAATTTAAAAAATATAAGTCAAAATACAAATAATATTTATTCACAAAATAGTACGAGTAATAATTTATATGCAATCTCAGGAACTTTCAATAATCTATATACCGCAAACAATACAATGAATAATTTAAATATATCGAATGGTAGTAGTATAAATTTATATATTGGAAATTGTACAATGAATAATATGAATAGTACTAATGGTACTATGAACAACTTATATGTTGCTAGCTATTATAGTAATGATAGTATTGTTGATACCAACTATTATAGTAATATTAATATTAATATAATGAATTCAAATATTAATAATGGAACATGTGCTATTTTGTCTGCTTCTAAGGGAAATATATATAGTTCAAATATGAATAAATGTAAGATAAATAATTTATTAGTATCAAATGGTACAATGAATAGTATTAATACATCATCTCTAAATATAGGAAATACCAAATTAATTTCAAATTCAAACATGATAATTATTTTACCTTCTAGTAATTATAATAATGGAAATATTTTATCAACCAATGGTATTGATACAACTTTGTGGATTATTCCTTATTGGAATTGGGCTAGTACTAATTCAATCTATACAAATTATAATGTGGGGATTAATACTAATAGTGGCAATAGTAATTTAAATATAGTAAATATAAATAAAACAGCTATTAATATTAGTAGTTCTATGAATATAGTTAATAATATACTAAATATAGTTGGGGCTAATAATACAAATTTTAATATAATATCATATACAACTAATCCAGGATTACTATTTGGTACAAATATAAATATATTTCCTCAAATAACTGATTTATATTTTATTATTGGAAATAATAATATACAATTTAATAATGGTTCTAATAATATTATTTTAAATAATTCAACTAATAATATTAATCTTACATCTACAAAGATAACTTTAACTTCAAATAATATTAATTTGGGTAATTCAATATTATCATCTAATAATATAACAGATTTTTCTGCTAATCCTCCAACTACTAATTTTAGTATATTACAAAATAATGCGGTAATTAATTATATTGAACTTATAATTAGTTCTGATAATACACCTATTACAACTGGACTGTACATGTTATTATGTTATTCTTCTATAAAACAATCTAATAATACTACGAATTTATCAACACTTGTATTTATGCTTGATTATTATCTAAATAAGTCTTATTTAATAAATAGTACAGCGACAACTATTTGGCTTACAATAAATGAACAATCATCACACATATTTAAAATAACAAATCAGATGCAATATCCTTTGGCTGGACTTAAATTTTATTTATATAGATATTTATAAAAAATTGGACAAACAAGTTCCTTTAACGCCTTGTGGCTTTAAAAAATTGAAAAAATAACATTTATTATCATATTAATAAGAATAATATTAAGCTTTAGATTATTATAAAGCCCAGCATTATGAGTGCTTTTAACCAGGTTTTATCACGCAGACAAAGGAAAAAACTAACTAAAACTAACCCTCAAACGATAATCCATAATTCTCCTAATATGTCAGAAGAAGAGGCTATTAAACAGGCTCTTGATTCTGAAGATAAAACTGAGGTACAGTTTCAAAAAGATTTGGAACTTGCACTGGAGCAATCAAAAAAAGAAGACTCAATTTACATAACACCCGAAAGGTTGCCAAACAACAATGAATTTAAAATTCCAGATGCGCCGATCAAAAATATACCAATTTACAATTCACTTTCAGATGATGATGAAGATTTTTTCTACAAACCGCGATTCTCACTCAGCCCCAATAACTCATTCACCACTGTACAACAACCCAGTTTAACACTCAGCTCTGTACAACAAATTATTCCCAGTATATCTTCAAATGCTTGGAATTACCATCCTCAAGATCAGGTTGCCAAAGATCTTGAAGAGAAATTAAAAACTAATAGACAGAATCAAGATGCGCTTAATCAAACACTTAATTTCTTAATAAAACAGATGAAACAATTGAGAGAAGATGAGGCACGATATCAGGAAGATCTCGACAAACTTAAATAATCAAATTATCATTTATCCACGTAGTTATTTTATTATTAATATTTAAAAGTATCATATTTAATCCATCTATATAATTTTCAACAATCGATAAATTAGTTTCTTTTTTTAATAATTGTAAAATATGAAATATAACATCTATAATTTCTTTAGTATAAATTGTCGATATATTAAAAAAAATTTGATCAATATTCTTATTAATTTCAGATATTTCAATAATATCAGTTTTTTCTTCAGGATGCACTTTATTTACATCACATGTATTCAGTAGATCTTTATACATATTAAGTACGGGGATTATTGTTAACATTTCACAATTTTGATAAGTCTTTATAAGATTATCCAAACCTTTCTTTGATTGTTCAACTAAAATATTGTAGAACATATTATTAATAATATAATTTGTATTATCATACCATTTAATAAATCTTTTTATTACTTGAAATAAATGATATATATCATCTTTTTTATCATAATTAAACCACCTATTAATAGGTTGTGCAATTGTAGGTGGTTGTAAGGATAATATATTATTATTAATAGTTATTTTAGTTCCTATTGGACAAAAACTTAATAATGCTAATTGAACCATCACTTGTAATGGTTCTAAAATAATATTCTGCTTGCCTTTTATTTTAGTTTGTATAAAATTATTATATATATTTTTTAATTGCGTCGGTGCAAGACTTAATAAAGTATTCATATTATAAATAATAAAAAATTATTATTTATATATTAGTAAAAATAATTACATGTATAATGACATTTCATATTCATCATTCTTTTTAATATTCATATTTTCATATGCTCTAATTATATCATCCATAATTATTTCTTTAGATTCAATATTATTACTAAATATTCTCATACATTGAGTATATTTAATTTCATTAACTAGTTTTTCAATATCACCACCATAGTATTTGAAAGACTGTAAATTCTCTTTAAAGAAATCAATTAATTGATCTTTCTTGATCAGTGTAGTATATTTAGATTCATTTAGTTTTTGAATAAAAATATCTTTCATTTCTTCTGCATTATACCCTTTAATTTTAAAATGAGATTGAAAACGACGTTTCATACCCTTATTATATGATAGTAAGCAGTTCTCAATATCATCTTCATATCCGGCAATAATAAACATAAATTCACCTTTCCTCTCAGATAAATATTGATTAATCATATCAATAGCTTCTTTAGAATAAAAATCCTTCTTATCAGGCGAACCAAGAGAATATGCTTCATCTAAGAATAAAACACCACCCATTGCAGATTCTAAGATTTCTCTCGTTTTTGGTGCTGTCTGACCCAAATACTCGCCAACCAGATCATTTCTTTTAATTTCAATAAATTTATCAGTTTTAAGAATTCCCAATCTTACAAATATTTGAGCATATAGTTTTGCAATCTCTGTCTTACCAACACCAGCTGGACCAGATATAATAGTATGTAGATATTCATTATTATGTTTATTTTTTACATAATAAATAAGTTTTTTAAATATCTCATCTTTTATATCTTTTAACCCAATCATTTTATCCAATTTATATAAAATGGGAGTAAGATATTGTAATTTATTAAGTGTCTGATTATGACGTATCTGTTTCCATTGTGGTGTTAAATTAAGAATATCTTTTATATTTGTTATCGATTTAATAATTTCATTTATTTTTTCTTTACAATATGACTCATTATTTATTTTAAATGTTGTATTAATAATTTTATTATGAAGAGATGTATTAAGATGTTTATATTCTTTAGATTCTTTAGATTCTTTATTAATAGTTGGTAATACACATCTTACATATAATTCTTGTTGTAATCTATGATTCTCGTCATTTAATTTATAATTATAATCAACAAGTTTATTATTGTTAATCATTAATTCATTATGTTTAATAATTAAATTAGAATTTGCTAATTTTAAACTTTGATTTTCGCTCAATATATTATTATATTGATCAAAACTACATAATGATAATAATGATAGATTTTGTGTCATTAAATTGTTCAATTCACTATTATTATAATTAGCCATTAATAATTATAATAATATATTTTTAACTATTAGACAGAAATCAAATAACTATCTTATTATTCATCTGCTGAGGTACTAGCACCCGCCATACTCTTATGAACAATAAAACCTAAAACACCAAGACCAAATAACATAAAGAAAACACCCATTAGGTAATATTTAGTTGTGCTATCTACCCATTTTTTAGCAGCCATAACAATAAAAAATATACCTGTTACTAACAAGAAAGTTCCGACAAAAACACCAGATAATTCTAATAAAGACATTATATATATATTATTATATATTTTTTATTTTAATTTAAGTATAATATATTATAATAATATTAATGAATATATTTATATTTCACCGTGATTTAAGAATAAATGATAATACTACAATGATTAAAATAATTAAAGAACAAGGGTCTATTATCCCAATCTTCATATTTACTAATGATCAAATATTAAAAACTAATAATAAATACTTTTCATCTAATAGTGTTCAGTTTATGATTGAATCATTGCACGAATTATCGGATTCTATTAAAGAAAAAAATGGTAAATTATATTTCTTCACTGGCGATAATATAAAAATATTAGAATCAATCCATAAAGATTATAAAATAAACTCAATTGGATATAATTTTGATTATACTCCTTATGCTAGACAGAGAGATCAAATGATAAATACGTGGGCTGAAAATAATAATATTAAAGTATATTGCGAAGAAGATTATGCACTATACAATGTACGTGATAATCAGACAATTAATCAAACCAGCAAATCTGCCTATTTGGTTTTTACACCATTTAAGAAATATTGTATGAAAAATCTAACTGTCAGAAAACCTGATAAATTTAATTCATTTCATTTTTTGAAAAAAGATGACTTGAACAATTCTAAATATATGATTAAGAGGAAAGATATCAATAAATTCTATACTGCTAATAAAGATATTAATGTTAATGGTGGGAGGAATAATGGATTAAAAATATTATCAAATATTAATAATTTTGGACAATATGATAAACTAAGAGATAGTTTAACTTATAAAACAACCTTCTTAGGAGCTCATAATCATTTCTCCACAGTATCTATTAGAGAAGTTTATCATAAAATATTAGATAAATTGGGAAAAACAAATGGACTTATTAACGAGTTGCATTGGAGAGATTTTTATATTAATATTACTTATTTTTATCCAAGAATATTACAAGGGCAAGTTCATGGAAAAAATAAAGCTTTGAAAGAAAAATATGATGATATTAAATGGTCATATAGCTTGAAACTATTCAAATTATGGTGCAATGGGTTAACAGGGTTCCCAATAATAGATGCTGCTATGAATCAACTAAATACTACTGGTTTTATGCATAATCGTTGTAGAATGATTGTTGCTTCATTTCTTACTAAAGATTTACATATTGATTGGAGAATGGGAGAACAATATTTTGCTACAAAATTAGTAGATTATGATCCAATGTCAAATTCAGGAGGTTGGCAGTGGTCTGCTTCTACTGGAGCAGATTCACAACCATATTTTAGAATCTTCAATCCATGGGCTCAACAAATTAAATTTGATAAGGATTGTGAATATATAAAAAAATGGCTTCCAGCTTTAGCAGAAGTTCCATCTAAAGATATTCATAATTGGTACAAAGTATGGGAGGATTATAAAGATATAGAATATTACAAACCAATAATTGATCACACTGAGGAGAGAGACAAGACACTAAAAATGTTCAAAGCTGTTTAATAAGAGTCTTATAACATCACTCTCAGAAAAAGTATCGCCAAATAATTCTAAATTATAAGAATTATTATCAAAATGAACCTGAAGATCATCATCAAAATAAATTCTAATGAATATTTCTGAATTATAATAATAATTATTTACATCAAAATAGTGTAAATTATATTTTGGTAATGGTGTAGTTTCTTTCATACAAACTTGAATACTATAAGGTCCATATTCAAGAAAATGTATTGTATCATTATTAGTATCAATAGTTATCTTATTGTTTGTTTTATTTGTAATACAATATATTGTCATTACAAATAATTAGATATTATTTATTTTTTCAATCTCATCCCACATGTTTTTATCCAATTTAATATTATTTCTATGTTGATAAGTTATTTTATCCCATAATAGATTTTTTAATAGTTTTATATATTTTGTTTTCTTTTTTTTATTAAATATAACTAATAATTGTTTCAATTCTATCAAATTAGATAAAATAATTTTCTTCTTTATATTATTCAAATCTTTTTCAACTTTGAATAATAAGTCAGTTATTTCTTCTTTAGTAAATTTACAATAACCTTGAACTTTACTCAAACCTATGGCGAGTGCTTGTTTTCTACTACTTACTATCATTTTATTTCTTAATAATAATTTTTTATTTTCATATTCTTTCATAGTCTTTTCCATTGTATCATGAACACATTTTTTATGACTCATTATAAATAATTTTAGATTTTAATATTTTTATATATTTTTTTTCAAACTACATTTGTGACCATTCTTCTGCTAAAATTAGCATAC